AAGAATCAAATAAAGTATTAGTATTAAAGCCAGATTTTTTAAAATGTGGCTCTATATGTAATCTGAATATCGCACCCAAATCAATATCATTTTGAAATACATAATTGCCTGATGAAGTTATACCAGAAACAACATCATCTAAAGTTGAAAATGTTGTACCATCCGCTAAAGCTAAAGTATTAAAATCTGTTAGCGAATCAATAGTGGTTCCACTTGTAAGTCTTAAACCAGATATAGATGCGTCATAAACCAAATTAGTTTTCGTACCTGCAAAATTATTAGTATTTTCTCTAATCTGAGCAGCTAGTAAATTTTCAGATGTAATAGTTCTATTGATGACAACAGAAGTTGAACTAAGAGACTCATTTCCCGCAACATCTATAAACTTAAGAAAATATTCCCCACTTTGATAGTCATTAATTGTAACTTGATCTGAAGTACCATCTACCTCAAGAAGAATATTTGCATTTTGTTCAATAGCAGTTCCATCAGACACTAAAGCATATTTGATTCTTACTTTTCCTCCAAACAATACATCTTTATCAGTAGCACGATCAAACTTTAAAATTAAGTTATTACCACTTTCTTCAAATCGCAAA